CAAGACAAGGCAAACGCATATACAACAGAGATAACAACTGGAGGAACACCCGGTAGTTCAGGTGCATATACACAAATCGGTATTGGAACTGCATCAAATGAGAACAATCATCCAGCAGTCCTTCATTATCAGTGCTCACAACATGCCTTGATGGGTAATGCGGTTGCAACTCAATCAAACGCAGTCAATTTACCAGATTCAGTAGTCACAACAGTTCGTGGTAATTTAATGCCGGGTGCTGACAGTTCTTATGATATAGGAGCTAGTGGAACTCGATTTACTAACATTTATGGTGATACTTTATATGGTGATGGTTCAAACTTAACTAACCTACCCACACAAGTATCGATTGCAAACAATGCAGATAACCGAGTAATCACAGGTGGTAGTGGTGTAAACATAAATGGTGAAGCAAATCTAACATTTGATGGATCAACGCTTGGAATCACTGGAAGTATTGATCTAAGTGCAGACATTGATGTTGATGGAACTGCAAACATTGATGTTTTAGATGTTGATGGTGCTTCAAACTTTGGTGCTGATGTTGTCTTTGCCGGTGCAGCAGCGAACATCACATTCGATCAGTCAGAAGATGATTTGAAATTTGATGACAATGCAAAAGCAATATTTGGTACTGGTGGAGATTTAGAAATTTATCATAGTAGCTCAAATTCTTTCATAAGAGATGTTGGAACAGGTGTTCTTTCTTTAGATACAAATGGTACTGCTATCCAATTCCGAAAAGGCACATCAGAAACGCTTGCAATGTTTAACACTGATGGAGCCATTGAACTTTTCCATGATGGTGCAAAAATTTTTCAAACCACTGGAGCTGGAATCACAGTTGGTCTTTCATCTGTTCAACATAATGGTAACGCTGCATTCCCCGGAATCACTACGTTAGGAAAACCCGGTGCTGGAAGTGAGGTTATAATCAATAATAGATTAAGTGTTAATAGTGGTGCGAATATAACTGGTATTGCGACACTAGCGCAAGCGTATATCGCTAAACTGGCACAAAGTAACGGAACATCTGGTAGTGTTAATGAAGTTCCAGTTGCAAATGGATCTGGTGGTTGGAGTTGGGCACCTGTAAACACTGCTGGTGCGAGTGTGCTTCAGGGTATTACTGTTCAGGAGGAAGGATCAAACGTTGGTACAGCAGGAAGTATCGCAACATTAAACTTTGTTGGTGGTGATGTCACAGCAGATGCAACCGCGCAACAAGGTATTTGCACAGTTACAATTGATTCAAGTATTCAGGGTATTACAACTTCTGGAACATCATTCTTACATGACATCACTCAAACTGGTGTCACAACATTAACATCAGATCAACAAGCAGCATTTAATGTTGGAACAGCAGCAACAATATACTCAGCTGGTAATATCAGGACTGTTGGTGTTATTACTGCTCATGGTGGACTTGTTGTTGGGGACACCACAGACGCAAGTTCTGGTGGAGGATTATTGGTTGGAACTGCTGGAACGATACAATCAAATGGTGCAGCTGCGTTTGCCGGAATCGTCACTGCTGGTGGTGGTTTCAATATTGGTATACAATCTGCTGGTATTGTTATTGCGAAGAACGTTGGTATCAATACACTTAACTTTGTTGGATCTGGTAACTCAATCACTTACTTCTCTGCAACAAACACTCTTGATGTTAGTATCGCAGGATCAAGTGGTGGTGGAGGTGCCTCAGAGACATCAACATCAGTCTCAACCACAAGTGCAACAAGTTGTGGTAGTTTTGCAAAGGCATCTAAACGATCAGCATCAATACTCGCACAGATCACTCAAGGATCAGCATATCAGGTGGGTCGATATCTGGTCATACATGATGGCACGACTGTTACAACAGTTGAAGAATCAGCAGTCGCGACTGGATCAATGTTAGGAACGTTTGAAGGTGTCATAAATGGTAATGATGTTGAATTCAGAGTCACGATGAGTAGTTCATCATCCGCAACGGTCATAACGAAGATTGACTCA